TTTCAGAAGATAGCAATGTAAAATCGATATCTTTATCACTTTTTAGGCACTCGTATAGATAAGTCAAAATCTTGTGAACAATTACAAAATAGTCGTTACTAGCCATACGCATTACCTCTCTTCCTAAATCTGCCTTGACATTGCTTTTGGGATATTCCCTCTCTTCATATCTCCTAAATATTTTCCTAACATTGACCGAATGTGTCGCTCCCACACATCATGAACTTTAGGGCGTTCTGTTACCTCAAATTCTCCAGTATCTACATTTATCTTCAACTTTCCCGTCATGTCATTCAATGAACTACCAACAGAATACATTAAAATACTTCCCATCGTTTCAATAAGTCTACAAAATACCACGCTTTTCTCCTTTCTTACCTGTCTCCCTACGCAATTGCTCTAACCAATCATATGTTTTACTAGCTTCATCATGTGCGTCGTGTGCATTTAGATTGTACCGCTTTTCAATTTGACTTTCAAGCAATTCGTGATGCAAAAGTGTAATATCCCTATCTAAAGGATTTCCTTCTCTTAACCTTTTCCAAGCAACTGCCATATCATAATCAGGAGCAAAGCGACCATAGATACCGCCATCCAACTTATGCTTCTTGAAAAATACATGGGTTCGTATTGTTTGAATATCATCCACTGAAAAGCCACTTACTTTGGCTATCCTTTCTGAGTCATCTTCCCTAGAATACCGCTCATAAGCTCTATTTGCCTTCTTATCATCCTTGTTATCGTATTCTTGGTCAGGATAATAGTGTCCTCCAGTTTCACGGGAACCACTAGTGGCACTAGTCTTTACTTTTCTCACCTCATAGCTAACAAAACAACGACAGTTGATGTCCTCCCCAGCAACGCCACTCATGCCAGGACTCATTGCCGTTGCTCCAGAAGGCAGCTGAAATGGCTCATTGACAGGCACGCTCTGGCCTTCCATCTTCACATGGTTGTATTGACCATTGCTGGTATGCTTCCATCCTTTCTTGGTCTTTCTTACACTGTTTGGGCGGACTCGTTCGTCCTTCATTGTGTGCCACACCTTCACAATTTCAAAACCAGCGGGAGCAAGCTTTGATCCTAAGTCACTTGCTGCGTCATGGTTTCCCTGTTCTCGAACTCGATGGGCTTCTGTTCGAACAATACGCACTGACTTAGCATAGCTTCCACCTGTACCGTTATCACCAATCAATGCCTTTTGTACTCGCTTAGCCATCGTATCGAATCGGTCACCAACGGATAACCCAATGCCCACCGCCTGCTTAATCCCATAAATGATATTTGCTCGATTTCGCTCTAGTTGTGCAGGTAAACTTAATCCGTGAATCGGATTGTTGACAGCCGCCCTTAAGGCCTGTGGTTTTACCGAACGAACACTTGCAAAAGTAGATGCCAGGTCTTGATCATCCACAGCCTTTTCTACTGCCTGAACCATCCCACTGTAGACATTAGAATAGGTCTGTTCAACTGTCTCTGTAATCAACCTCTGCTCTGCCAATGTGACATCATTCATCCTCGATTGGACTTCCTGTAATAATCTAGCATCTAAGGCATTCTTGTGCAGCTGAGCATAAGTTAACAGCCCATTTTTATCAGCGTAGTTGGCATACATATCGCCCAGTTGAGCCCGTAAATCCTTTAAAAGTCGCTTATAAAGTTTTTTTAAGTCCTTCACGGCACTATCTTCTCTGTGCTCCTCAATTCGTTTTAGCGTGGATAGATACTTATCTAGGTTCGTCGTCTCCATCATCTACCTCACGATCTGCAAAGGGGTTATTCTTTTCTGCCATATTCGTATCATCACCGTCATCTTGATCGTCCTCAGGTTCAAATGGATCTAAGGCATCCTTCTTACTTTGCTCCTTGAGGTCGAGTAAATAGTTGATGTCATCAACAAAGCTAAGATAATTATAGGCAATCTCATCAGGTACACCTGCGTTAATTAGGGCTTGCACTGCATTGGCCTCGCTCGCAATGTCCACTGGGAAGTTTCGCTTATACTCCGAATATGCTTGTAAGTAATCAAAACTGATGCCCTTTTTCTGAAACGCAGAACCAATCACCTTAAACATATAAGTATCAGCACCACTAATCTTTGCCTCAAAGGCACCACACTTTGCCTCAAAGGCCGTTAGCTTAAACTTCAAAGAGATTCCTGATGCAGTTCCAAAAGCCTGGTCATTTAAATTTGGTGTCTTTGAAAAGCGGTAGATATTTCGCTCTAATCGGTCTAGATGATGTTCATTAAAGCCGTCATTGATTGCCTTTTGTAAGTAATACACTGAATGTTGTGAACCTTGAAAGCCTATAGGGATATGAATTGATCCACTCATCTTTGCCTTGGCTAGCTCAAGCTCCGTGATGTCCACACCGTCAAACACTTGCAGTGCCTGGGTGTTTCCCTCAGCGTCATTGGCGTTATCGGATACCGTTCGGTCATACTCATCAATCAGGGTCAACACACGCTCTGCACTACTCATCATCTCGCCATTGAGTGGGATTAATTGCAGCGGACAGTAGTCAAAAAGATGGGGCTCAACTCGCACCAGATGAAAGGCACCTTTTGTCCCCTCGTAGTAGTAAACATTTGTGCTATCATACCCTTCTGCCCTCCATCGCTCACTGCCGTCCATATCTTTGTAATCATAGTAGCGGACAGCAAACTCAGGAGCTTGTACTTTATCACTGGTAATCACAAAACACTCAAATGGTGGAACTACCATACAGGATTCCTCACCATCTTTGTTGACATAAAAAAGGCGACCAGCGTAGCCACACACAGAGGCGTACTTGGTCACTTCTTGATTTAAGTCATAAAAATTATTCTTTGTGATGAAATCGCTTAACGCCGACTGGGCTTGGTCTACCTGATCAGTTCCACCAGTGGCCACTTCGGCTTCTTGATCCCTTGAATAGCTGTAAGAGGCCGCCTTGCCTGCAAAGTAGCCGATCATCACATCATTAATTTCGCCAAAAAAGTCATGACTTAATCGGTTGTTGAGCTGTTCTAATCCTAAACTAGCTAGGTTATCATCTTTGAATCTAGGTTCTCGCTGAAAGATAGGCACTTTGTCTTCATAGCACTTATACCGCTCATATAGGTCTTTCGTTCGCTTGCGATTATAGGTATGCCGATCAATCAGACGGTTAAGTATTTCATCAGTAAAACCATTTGTATTCAGATAAGCTAAAAACCCAGACAGATCTGGGTAGTCATCCGTTCTTTTCACCTTTCCCCTCCTTGCGCTGTTGAATCAATCGCTGATCATAAAAAGCTTTGCGGTTGGGCAATATAGTCAACCCACACCGTTTACAGACTCGCAAGTCATTCAGCTGTAAAAATTGATGCTTACACATTAGAGCCTCCTTCCTGCCGTCGCCCTACTCCGAAAAGCCAAAGGCTCAAGAGCATAACGCATCGCATCCATCAAGTGATTGAAGTCATCAATTGGTCGATTGATCTTCTCCCCTGTCTTTTTATCTGTGTCCCAAACATAACTGCCGATTTCTGTAAGAAAATTTACGCATTTTGGATGAATAATAATACGATACCCTTGGATAAAGTCAATGCCATTTCGGATACTGTCGGGGCCTTTGATTGCTGGCATCAACCGAGTTAGCCCTAACTGTCTTAATCGGTCATTACTCTTTGGCTCTGCGGCATCTGCCCTGATCTGCTCCTTAGCATATCCCATCTGAATAATTTCATTGGCAATCGCTTCGTTACTCAGCCCCTTTTTATACATTTCATCAAATACCCATAATGTCTTACTCTCAGTATCAATTAACCCACAAAAGAAAGCCGTTGGATCGTGTGTATATCCATAATCAAGGCCAAAGACGGACTGCACTGTAGAGATTTGTTTAATCTTTGCGAGGTCAAACGCTGACTCTTCCCAGTTCTCATAGACCAATCCATCGATCTGCCCCCATTCGCCCAGTCCTGCGACCTGATAACGCCGTGGGTTATTCTTTTTCATTTCCTCAAATAACTTTTTATCTGTTTCATCTAACCATTCATTACAGGTATAATTTGTGGTTATTGCAAGAATGTTATCATCCTTGACATCAAAGAATCTCTTTTTAATCCAATGATGTTCATTCCAAGGGTTTAATGTAAGCGTAACCTGCTTAAACAACCCTGTTTCTTCAGGGATTGCACCTCGAATAGACTCATTGAGCATATCAAAAGCGGTTTCACTGGTGATTTCATAGGCTTCCTCCAACCACAGCCAACACAAATACCCTTTTTCCACAGTGATGGATGTAATCTTTAACGGGTCATCTAAGCCTCTAAACAAAATCTTTTGCCCAGTCTCATAGGTTAATTCAAGTGGGGATGTCGTACACTTAAAGCGGTCTAGCACACCCAAGCGGTTCATTGCCCACTTTAAGTCAGCGTAGCAACTATCTCGCAATGTACGCTCTGTTTTACGCACTACAAGGGCGTTAGCGTCCTTATATTGCATTAGGCTAGTAATTAACCACAATGCCATTGTTTTGCTCTTTTTGGACGCTCTCGAGCCTTTACAGACACGGTAGCGACCCTTGAATCTCCAAAAGCTTCCATACCCTTTTCCGACTAGCTCTGGAAGGCTAACCTTTTTAGTCTTCAAGGTCGTCAACACCACCAATCACAACTCGTACTGGCTCAGCCTCAATATTCAGATTCTCAGTAAACAAAGACCATCGCTTGCCTAGTAGCTCCGCAGCTTTAAGCCTTTCTTTTTCATCGGGCTTTTTCATTACCCTCGTTGGCTTGGAAATGCCTGGCGCAATTCCTTCAAGCACAACAATCTCAGACTCCGATTCCCCACGCATCACTGAAGTGAGGTATTGGAGAATCTCCTTGGCTGTTGCCACGCTTTCGTCTGATAATTTACGCATCTGTTCATCAATATATGATTTAATTTCTGCCTTTGACATATTATCAAACCCAATTGACCTAGCTGATGCACGACTATATCCTGCTCGCATAGCCGCCCTTGTTGCATTTAAGTCTTTAAGATACTCTTCACAAAATCGTTTCTGCTTTTCTGTCACCTATATCTCACCTCGCTTTCATTTTTTGGATAACAAGAAAAGCACCTAAACACAAAACTGTTTAGATGCTTTTCCAGGAACTGTTACTAAGTTATGACTCGTTGAAAGGACTAATCTTTGTTTGGTTTGTAGATTTCTTTTATGGCAAAGACATTACTTCGTCCGCAGTGCCTTTGCCTAGAAGGAGAAATCACAAAACTGTAAGAAAAGATTGTAAGTTGCAAGTTTCAAAACACATCATGCTACGGAGGCTATGTACAGTGTTTACGAGAAATCCTTGTTCCTCAATTATCATTATATCAGGACAAAACGGACATTCAGGACATTTCATAAAAAAGTTTAATTTTTTTTCAAAAACCGTTCAACTTTCTTTCTAACACTGTCCCCAGTATGATTTTTCCCAAGCTGATCAGCCACAGCCCACCACGAAAGTTTTTCAAAAAACCGCAATCGGATGATTCTCTGCATTTGTAAGGGTGCACTTGGCAACCACACTTCCACGGCAGTCTTTAACTCCTGTGCGGATTCCATCTGAGCCTGTAATATTTTCTCCTGCTTTTCAATCTCCCCTAACTGACTAACTAAACCTTGAATCTTAAAGGATTTTGCCTCAAAGGGAAAATCAGGGTTACTCCCAGTCACTCGATCGGTCTGTAACTCTTCTTGCTTTTTCTTCAACATCTGAATTCTTTGTTCTGTCTCAGTAACCAATGCACAAGCGTCAATATATTCCACTAAGATATCTTTATCCATTTAGCCCCTCCCTTACTTTTCGAATTCTCGCCTTTAAGCTTTCCATCACAAAGTCCTGTACGCCCTCTTTCTTCTTCAGGGCCTTCATCACATCCTCATCTCGTGTGCCTGAACAAATCAAGTGATGCACAATAACTTTTTCGGTTTGCCCTTGTCTGTGTAGTCGCTTATTCGCTTGCGTATACAACTCATAATTCCAGGTTAACCCAAACCAGCATACATGATTTCCGCCTTGCTGAAGATTGAGCCCATAGGCACTACTTGCTGGATGCGTAAGCAAAATATCAATTTCTTGATGGTTCCAATCGTCCTCATCCTGCACGGTCTTTAACTCTTTAACTCTTAACTTCTTTGTGCCTAGAACTTTTAAGATTCTTTCTTTGTCGTGCTGGAAGTTATAAAAGACAAGCAGGGGTTTGCCTTGTAAGCTCTCTACAAGCTCAAGAAAGGCATCCAACTTGCTAGTATGGACTTCATGGGCTTTATGCTCTTCGTCGTACACAGCACCGTTGGCAAGCTGTAAAAGCTTATTGCTAAGTGCCGCCGCACTGGTTACACTAATCTCCTCGTTCTCTGGAAGCTCTAAAATCATTTTTCGTTCTAGCTCCTTGTAGGCCTTTTCGGCTTTCGCATCTAAGGACACAGGGATTTCATGGATTACCATATCGGGTAACTGCAAATAGTCTTCTGCCTTCATGGAGATACAAATATCGGATATAGCGGAAAGTATCGACTGCTCTGCACCGTCTTTTGGGTCGTAATCATACACAAAGCCCTGCGGGCCTCGTCGTCCTGGATCAAAATAGCGTTCTCGAAACTGCCCATACCGTTTGCCTAACCGTCTACCCTCGTCAAGCAAATAAATCTGACTCCATAAATCATTTAACCCATTTGGGCTCGGTGTTCCTGTGAGCTCAACTAGGCGTTTAATTTTACTCATTACTTGCACAAGTGCCTTAAATCGCTTTGCAGAGTGATTCTTAAAGCTGCTGGACTCATCAATGACGACCATGTCAAAAGGCCATGCATTGCGATAATAATCAACCAGCCATACCACATTTTCACGATTGATGACATAGAGGTCTGATGGTGTGTTAATTGCTTTTATTCTTTTTTTCTCTGACCCAAGAACGGGAGACACTCGAAGCATTTGTGTATGGTCCCATTTATCCTTTTCTTTTGTCCAAGTTCCTTCAGCCACTTTCTTTGGTGCAATAATTAAGACCTTACGAACTTGAAAGCGGTTATACTTTAATTCCTTGATGGCCGTCAGCGTTGTCACGGTCTTTCCCAGCCCCATGTCTAAGAACAGTCCTACTTTGTCTAGCTCAATAATTTTGTCTATACAATGCTTTTGATATGCGTGGGGAACAAATTGCATTAAACCTCACCGCCTTTCATTTCTGCAACAAAAGCGTCAACTTCAGCTTGACCATAGAGGACCTTCACATTTACACCATGTTGTTGCAATTTTCTAATCTGGGCTTTTTGTAAAATACTTAGTCTACCGTGTTCGGTTTTTAGTTCGACAAATATCACTCGTCCATCAATGACGACAATGCGATCAGGCACACCTGCATTACCTGGGCTGACCCATTTAAAGCATCCCCCACCTGCTCTCTTAACACCCCTTACAAATCTCTGTTCTAAATCTCTTTCTAACATCTTTTACTCCTCTTGGGACAATGGAACAAACTTTCTACACGCGTATATGTATATTTCAAATAGGCGTGTTAGGGGCTATACATATACGCCCTAATCTCCCTAATTCCCCTATTTTTATATTATA